GTTGTGGCAACCAGAAATGGACGATACCTCGGAAACATACCTTGAATATGTCAAAGGCGTTATGTTAGGTTGCACGGCAACTCCAGTAGTAGCCATTGAAAAACGCGTTGATTTTAGTCGTTATGTACCCGATGGATTCGGCACGGCTGACTGTATCATCCTATCCGGGGACATCTTGCGCATCGTTGATTATAAGCACGGAAAAGGGGTAGTCGTTGATGCGGAACACAATCCGCAAATGATGTTATATGCCCTCGGCGCGATTGACGCGTATAGATTACTCTATATGTTCAATACGGTCAAAATGACTATCGTGCAGCCCCGTGTTAATAACATCAGTGAATGGGAAATCCCTACGGCAGAACTACTGGAGTGGGGTAATACCTTTGTCAAACCTCGTGCAGACGAGGCCATGTCCGGCAATGGTAAATTTGAACCCGGCGACTGGTGCAGATTCTGCAGGGCGAAACAACAGTGCAAAGCCCGATATGAGGCAAACGACTCATTGCACAGTGCGCTAGTTGCTAATCATGATCCTCGACTTATCTCGATGACAGAACTCGGTGAATACCTTCGTCGAGGGAAAGACGTCGCTGCTTGGCTCGAGGATATGAAAGACTACGCACTCACTGAATCTCTTAATGGGGTGACAGTCCCTGGCTGGAAAGCAGTAGAGGGTCGTGGTAGTCGAGCCTTTCAAGACACCGATGCTGCTATCGATACTTTAATCAAAGCTGGCATCGATGAAAGCATTCTATATGAACGCAAGACATTAACATTGGCACAGATGGAAAAGACCATCGGTAAGACCCAATTTAATGATATGGTAGGCGATATGATTGTTAAAAAAGCAGGCAAGCCTACCCTAGTTGAGGAATCCGATAAGCGCCCTCGGATTACCAATCAACCTACTGCGGCGCAAATATTTAATGTATCTAATGATAATAATGGAGGTAATTAATTATGTCATTCGTTCCACAACCAACTGAAGTATTATTGCAAAATGTTCGTGTATCCTATTGCCATCTATTAGAACCTTGGGCTAATTCCACACAGCCTGGTGCTAAACCTAGATATTCAGCTACTATTCTTTTGCCTAAAACTGATGTAGCTCAACACCAAGCACTTATGAATGCTATCGAGGCTGCCATTCAAGCCGCGCGTACCAAATTCGGTGCACGTGTTCCAGCACAGCCTAAAGTACCAATTCATGATGGTGATGGTTACACACAATCTGGTAAGGAATTTGGCCCTGAATGTAAAGGTCATTGGGTATTTACTGCAGCGCAAGACGCTAGTTATAAAGTTGAAGTAGTAGATCTTCAAGGTAATCCTCTCACAAATCCTACGCAAGTATACTCCGGCATGTATGTCAATGTACTCGTTCGATTCTTCTTCTACTCCAATCAATCCACTGGTATCGGATGTGGTTTAGGTCCTGTTCAAAAAGTACGCGATGGTGAAGCGTTGGGTAGTATGCCTGTTGCTGCATCCTCTGTATTTGGTGCACCTCAAGGTAGCGCAGCTAATGTTTATACCGGTGCTCCAGTAGCAGCAGGTCAACCTGTGCAACAACAAGCACCTCAACAAGGTTATGTACAACCGGCATACGCTACGACACCTCAGCAATCTGTGCAACAAGCTCCTGTAGGGATTAACCCTGTAACTGGTCAACCTTACTAATAGGTGCCTGATATGAGGCATCTAAGCATTGATATAGAAACATATTCATCGACTGATATCTCATTCGGCGTGTACAAATACACTGAATCGCCTGATTTCGCTATATTGCTATTCGCATATTCCTACGACTTTGGCCCTGTTGAAGTCGTAGATTTAGCGCAAGGAGGGGTAATTCCTGACAGTGTAATTCGTGATTTATTAAACCCAGATGTAATCAAGCACGCTTACAACGCGCAATTTGAAATTACGTGTCTAAATCGTGCAGGGTTACTCACATCTGTTGATCAGTGGCAGTGCACGATGATTCACGGTGCCTACTTAGGATACCCTATGGGCCTAGCCTTACTAGGCAAGGCCCTGGGGCTACCCCAGGATAAGAAAAAGGACGCATCAGGGAAAGCACTTATCAAGTACTTTTGTACACCATGCAAGCCTACTAAACGTAATGGGGGCCGTACCCGTAATCTACCTAGACACGATATGGATAAATGGAATGCTTTTGTCGAGTACAACCGCCAGGACGTTGTAACTGAGATGGAATGTTATCACAGATTAGCATCGTTCCCAGTACCTGATGATACGTGGAAAGATTGGTATCTTGATATCCAAATCAATAGTAGAGGTGTACGCATCGACCATGAATTGGTTGAGGGTGCCTTATACATTGATGAAGAAAATCGCGAAATGTTGATGAATGAGGCTTACCAAATCACGGGACTTAACAACCCTAACAGTCGGAATCAATTACTTGATTGGCTAAACAATAATACTAATGTCAGTCTTGAGAAGTTAACTAAGGACACTGTGGCCGATGCTCTGACGGATGCTGATGATATTGCCACAAAAGTGCTTATGATTCGGAAGAAACTCGCGAAGTCATCGGTATCTAAATACACCATGATGGATGGTGCTATGGGCGCTGATCTTCGTCTCAGAGGAACATTACAGTTCTACGGTGCCAACCGTACCGGACGCTGGGCGGGTCGTCTTATCCAGGTGCAAAACCTACCGAGAAATTACATCGAGAATCTTGACACGGCTCGGCATCTCGTTAAGACCAAAAACCGTCAAGGGTTAGAACTTCTGTACGGTGATGTATCGGATACGCTATCTCAATTAATTCGTACCTCAATTATTGCTGAAAAGGACAATACATTATGTGTGGCCGACTTCTCAGCCATTGAGGCTCGTGTTATCGCCTGGTTATCGGGAGAACATTGGCGGCAGCGAGTATTCGCTGAGGGCGGAGATATATACTGTGCTTCCGCATCATCGATGTTTGGTGTTCCCGTTGTTAAACATGGCGAGAATGGGCACCTTAGACAAAAAGGTAAAGTCGCTGAATTGGCACTCGGCTATCAAGGTGGAGTGAATGCATTAAAAGCCATGGGAGCTCTTGATATGGGACTCCATGAGGAGGAATTACCTGAAATCGTAAATTTATGGCGCAACGCATCGCCTAGAATAAGAGATTTATGGTATGCCGTTGAAAATGCGGCCGTGTACACCGTTACTACCGGGAATCCTATAGGCCTTGACCACGGCATTATGTTCCGTTTGGAAATTGATCCAATATATGGATACCGATATATGACGATTGAACTACCTAGCGGACGTAAGCTATTTTATCCTAACCCAAGCATTAAGCAAAATGCATTCGGTAAGGATGCTGTACATTTTAAGACTAAAGTAAATGCTGCATGGGTTACTGAAAGTACCTATGGAGGCAAATTAGTCGAAAACATCACACAAGCAGTCGCTCGCGATTGCTTAGCGTTAACGTTACGCCGATTGGAAGATGTAGGATATCAAATTATCATGCACATCCATGATGAAGCTGTACTTGAAATTAACAAGTATAACGCAGAATCAACATTGGATGATGTTAACGCTATATTCTCAATCGCCATACCTTGGGCAGATGGGCTACTATTATCATCCGCAGGATTTACTAACGACTATTATATGAAAGATTAGGAGGGGATACACTTGCAAAACGATAAACTGATTACCATCAGTATCGGTGCGAGTCGCACATCAAAGCAATGGACCCGTACGGAGATGTTATGGTCCGAGTTTTGTGAACGCCTCAAAATCCCCGTTCGTACAACAGAAACCGTGGACGAGTACCACAGATTGCCAAAATCTGAGAAAAGCAAGTTAAAGGACATAGGCGGCTTTGTGGGTGGTACGTTAAACGGTCTGCAACGTAAAGCTATTAACGTGTCTGGGCGTGATCTGATTACTCTTGATATGGATGCCATATCGCCTGGGGAAACTGAGAACGTCGCTCGCACGATTGACAGCCTCGGCATGGCTTATGCTATCTACTCAACCCGTTCTCACACTGTGCATCGTCCGCGGTTACGTGTTATCGTCCCTACTGATAGAACGATGACACCTGATGAGTATGAGCCTATCGCTCGTAAGCTGGCGGAGCTCATCGGCATTGGTATGATGGACGGAACTACGTTCGAAGCTTCTCGACTCATGTATTGGCCATCATGCCCGAACGATGCGCAATATGTATATTACGTAGGCGATAAGGCATTCTTATCTGCTGACGGTATGCTCGGCCAATATACTGATTGGCGCGATGTACGTTCTTGGCCACAGGTACCCGGTAAGGAAGCATCGCAGCATGAAAAGCAGTTACTTGCAAAGCAAGCTGACCCGAGAGAAAAGCCAGGTATTGTAGGTGCTTTTTGTCGAATATATGGCATCCGTGAGGCGATTGATAAATTCATACCTCATGCATATGTCGATGTTGACGGCAGCGAGGACCGTTTAACGTTCGTTACTGGCTCAACGGTAGCAGGGGCGGTTATCTATGATGACGATACATTCCTGTTCAGTCACCATAATACTGACCCGTGCAGTGGTCAACTAGTTAATGCCTTTGACCTTATCCGGTTGCATAAGTTCCACAGCTTAGACGAGACTGCTAAGGATGGAACACCTGGGCATAAGCTGCCATCTTACATGGCTATGTCTAAACTAGCTATGCAAGATACGGTAGTCGTTAATGAACTTAACATGGCCCGTGCCCGAGAATCGGCATCAAATGTATTTGCTGATATTATCACGGATGTATCGGCTCACGCTGAGACATCCGACCTAGACCCTAACGCGTTAACGAACGTCGACTGGATGAAAAGTTCGACTTTAAAGTACGACGAGAATGGTCGACCTAAGAACACATTAGATAACATGCTTAAAATCATGCACCATGATCCGGCGCTTGTCGGTAGACTCGCTTATGATAGATTCGGTTCAAGATACGTGGCAAAAGGGGCCCTACCGTGGAACCCAACGCCAGGACTTCGCATATGGACAGACGCAGATGATGCAGGCTTACGGTGGTACCTAGAAAATAAATATGATATTACTGGCAAAGATAAAATCATGGACGCCCTCATCATGTGTGCTGAGCAAAATGGATTTAACGAAGTACTGGATTACCTTAACGGGTTATCCTGGGACGGCATTGCCCGATTAGATACCATATTCATTGACTACTTAGGGGCTGAGGATAATGTGTATACCCGTGCAGCCGCTAGAAAGTCATTTACGGCGGCAGTAGCGCGAGCGTTTGAGCCTGGGTGCAAGTATGACACGATGCCAATTCTTATCGGCGGTCAGGGTATTGGTAAAAGTACCCTTATCCGCACGATGGGCAAGAAGTGGTATGCTGACGGCTTAAATACCTTTGAGGGTAAGGAAGCTGCAGAAGGTATTCAAGGTAAATGGATTATAGAAGCTGGTGAAATGGCCGGGTATTCGAGGGCGGAAGAAAATGCATCTAAGCAATTCCTCAGTCGTCAAGTAGATGTATTTCGTCAAGCGTATGGCCGACGTACACAAGAATATCCACGGCAGTGCGTGTTTTTTGGCAGTACGAATCAATATGAATTTCTAAAAGATATTACAGGTAATCGCCGATTTTGGCCTATTGATCTTGAAATGACGACTCCACGAAAGAATATATTCGTTAATCTTCCGGGGGAAGTAGACCAGTTATGGGCGGAGGCCTTGTATCGGTATAAAAGCGGGGAAAGCCTCATTATCGAGGATGACCCGAACGTACTAAAATTGGCTGATGCGGCCAGAGAGGCGCATATGGAATCAAATACCAAAGCAGGACTGATTAATGAGTTTTTATTAATCAAGGTGCCTTTAAATTGGAATGTGATGAGTCGGAGCGCCCGGAGGACGTACCTTAGCATGAATGCTAAACCTGCCGAGGGTCAAGAGTTAGTATATCGTGACCGTATTTGTGCGGCAGAGGTATGGTGGGAATGTTTTGGTAACGACCCAAGTCGCATGAAGAAGATCGAGACCAGGGAAATTAATCAAATACTGGCGGACTCCCCATATACAATGGGCGGAAGTCAGTTAATGAGATTTGGTGAATATGGACATCAAAGAGGGTTCAGAATCAACGAGTCAAAACTGAGATTATAGCGTTAACATTCTCAATTAAGCGTTAACATTCTCAGTAATTTTGTTAACATTAGAATGTTAACAAATTCGGAGAATGTTAACGTACCATGTTAACGCATAAAGTCAGTATTTATCTATGTTCATATATGTTTGTTAACAATGTTAACATTATATACTGGTAAATATCAAAACAAAGAGTTTTAAGAAAAAATATACCCTTTACAGCCTTAATTTGAACCCTCATATACGCGTATGTAAACATGTTAACGTTTAAAAATTTCAGAGGTGAGAAATGTTAGAAAAGGATATTGAGAGAAAATTAGTTGCAGGCGTCAAACGTTCGGGAGGTAAAGCGTATAAGTTTGTATCCCCTGGTAATGTCGGTGTGCCTGATCGAATCGTCATATGGCCGAACGGCGTTATTCATTTTGTAGAGTTGAAGACGTCCAAAGGCGCACTTTCTCGGTTGCAGGGAGTCCAAGCCCGTGAACTTCAAAAGCTAAATCAAAAAGTATTTGTGTTAAAAGGTGCAGATGCGCTGGCTGGTTATCTGGATCAATTCATAGAAGAATTTGGGGTGAAAGCGTAATGCAGTTTATTGATTTCTTCTCCGGGATTGGAGGTTTCCATAGTGGCTTAGAGAAAGCAGGTATGCAATGTGTTGGATGGTGTGAATTTGATAAATTTGCGCAAGCATCGTATAGGGCGATGTATGATACAGCAGATTTATGGTTTGGTGATGATATTCAAAAAGTTAAAGGCCACGAACTACCGAAAGCCGATTTATGGACATTTGGATTTCCTTGCCAAGATGTAAGCGTTGCAGGAAAACAAAAGGGTATAAAAAAGGGAACGCGAAGCGGATTGTTTTATGAAGTTATGAGGTTGCTAGATGAATGTGAAGAAAATAGACCCCAGTGGCTTGTGTGTGAAAACGTTAAGAATTTGTTGTCAATCGATAACGGAAGAGGATTCCTTAATGTTATCAGTGAAATGGCCGAAAGAGGGTACAGTTGTGAGTGGAAAGTGTATAATTCCAAAGACTACGGAGTCCCTCAAAATCGAGAACGCGTGTATATTGTTGGATATTCTGGAAGAATGTGTTCCAGAAAGTTATTACCTAACCCCAGAGAAAACGCAAAAACTCTTAAACAAATCGTTGGTGGTTCACAAGGAATGAGGGTATACGATCCAGAAGGAACAAGTTGTACTTTGTCAGCACAAGGTGGTGGAATGGGTGCAAAAACTGGATTGTACACTATTACGGAAAGTGGTATTCATAATCTAGGGAATGTTACTGCCTATAAAAATGATTACACAGTACACGCAAGCGGTGTAGCACGCACGTTAATGGCAAGCGATTATAAACACGTTCCAAAAGTAGCTATTAAAAATGCAACAAAACAAGGGTATTCAATGGCAGCAGTCGGCGACGGCACAGATATTGCATATCCAGAAAGCGAAACACGAAGAGGTCGAGTGCAGCCACAACGATTTAATACATTAACAACAAGTGATAATCTGGGTGTTCTTGTAAATGGTGAACCTATCAGAATTAGAAAATTAACTCCTAAAGAATGCTGGCGTCTACAAGGTTTTACAGATGAACAGTTTGAGAAAGCAGCCGCAGTAAATAGCAATAGTCAGCTTTATAAACAGGCTGGTAACGCGGTTACGGTAAATGTGGTTGAAGAAATTGGAAAACATATTCTATGTTTCCATACTTTATACGGAGGTATGTGATATGCAGTTTATCCCGCATACGTATCAGCGATATTGTATCGATAAGACCGTTAATCAAAATAAGATAGGGTTATTCCTGGATATGGGTTTAGGGAAAACGATTATCACGTTATCTGCTATATACGAATTGAAGTACTCCCGATTCGCCATTCGTAAAGTGCTAATCATAGCGCCTAAGAAAGTAGCGGAGGCTACATGGCAACGAGAAGCGCGAAAATGGGACGGTGTAGGTATATTAAGGATATCTACTGTATTAGGCAGCTTGAAAAAGCGTATTAAGGCGTTAAACACACCTGCCGATATCTACATTATTAATCGCGAGAATGTAACGTGGCTAGTTGATTACTATAAGAATGCATGGCCATTTGACATGGTAGTTGTGGATGAATCTAGTTCCTTTAAAAACCACACGGCTAAACGCTTTAAATCATTAGCCTATATGCATAACCACATCAAGCGCATGGTGTTGTTAACGGGTACGCCAGCCCCTAATGGGTTAATCGACTTATGGGCACAAGTGTATTTATTAGACCGCGGCGAGTCGTTAGGTAAAACGTACACAGGATTTAGAGATTACTATTTCGAGCCCGATCAGAGGTCACGCGAAATGGTGTACTCCTATAAACCTAAATCCGATTCAAATGACAGCATTATGACGGCAATATCTGGGTTATGCATATCCATGAAAGCTGATGACTATTTGGAGCTACCTCCAGTAATCAACGATATTAAATATGTGCAGTTAGATTCAAAAGCTAAAAAGGCATACGAAGATATGGAGCGCACATCTGTATTAGAGTTGATTGAAGCCGGCGAAGATATCACAGCTTTGAGTGCAGCAGCATTATCTACAAAGCTACAACAGTTAGCGAACGGTGCTGTATATGATGGCGACAGAAACGTTCACGAGATACACGGCTGTAAAATTGAGGCTTTTATGGAACTTGTAGAACAGTTAAACGGAAAGCCTGTATTAGTGTTTTACAACTTTAAACATGACTGTGAACGACTAAAAGCAGCATTAGCTAAGACTAAATTACGAGTCTGTGAGTTAAAGGGTGCCGATGATGAGATAGCATGGAATGCTGGAGAGATTGATATTCTATTAGCACATCCGGCTAGTACGGCATACGGGCTTAACTTACAGGACGGCGGCAACCACGTAATATGGTTCGGGTTAAACTGGAGTCTTGAGTTATATCAACAAGCTAATAAGCGGTTACATCGCCAAGGTCAAATGGAGAAGGTAATTATCCATCATCTAATATGTGAGGGAACTCGTGATGAGGATATGATGGATGCACTAGCCCAAAAAGACCGAGCACAGGAATATGTGCTGCAAAGCCTAAAAGCAAGAATCGATAAATACAGAAAGGATGATTAATATGGATCAATTTATAATGGTAGGATTAATCGGAGTTATCGTAGTAATGGCGTGTTACATGATTATTCAAGTTATAGATATCATTGATGATCGAAAACACAAGACAGTATATGGGCTAACCCCAGGTAGATTGTATGAGAGACCCAATAATCCCCCGCCGCCACCTATTAAGTTATCAGCTAGCGAGGAATTAGGGCGATATATAGCCGATGAAAGATTTAGGCATTTAGGAAAAGTAACGAATCAATTTGGGATACATATGGGTAAAGTTATAGCAGATAAATCCCCTAATCGCATAATTAGTCAATGCGATGATATAAACCACCCAAGCCATTATACACAAGGAGATATCGAGGTTATCGATTACATCGAAGACAAGAAACTTGGGTATCGATTGGGTAATGTAGTGAAGTATGTATCCCGAGCTGGTCATAAGGACGATGCTATTAAGGACTTGAAAAAAGCCCGTTGGTATCTAAATCGGGAAATTGCAAAGAGGGAAGAGCATGACAAAAGTCGAGCGGCTACTAATTAACAAAGGGCACTATCTAGATGACACGTATCATCTTGTCATGGATATAGTTAAGGTTGTAGATAATCTCAAGGATAATGTTGCCGAGAGATTAGATGATGATCTGAGTGATGATGCGTACGCCATGTGTGAGGAGATGTTTACCGCTGTTGAGCAATGCAAAGCGGATATGGTAGAAGCCATCGAGGATATTGTCGAACGTATGGAGGTAAAGGATGCAAAAGCGTAGAAGCAGGGCAGATGTGATTGTAGGTGCCATACAGTCAGATTTAAGTCTTGCCATCATACGAGCCCGTAATAGACAACTGAGATCATCTATGCTAGATGATAGAATTCGTGAAAGCGGATATATTGACGGATTACTACGAGCACAGATGATTATCAGTAAATATGGGGATTATCGCATATGATGGCTAAAGAAGAACTACAAGCTGTCCGCCATACTGAGCAGCGAATGCGTGCGTTAGAGATTCAGCTAAGTGCGATTAACCGAGATTTACATTCAGAAGCTATACAGATATGTGAATCGGGAGATGCTATGCCACGAATCAGTAAGCACTTACAAGAATGTAGGGAGGAGCTGAATAGAGAATGGGATGAATTGATTGATTCTCGAAACAAGGTCAAGCAAGTCATCAACCAAATAACTGACGGACAATACAGGGATGTACTGAATCTCAGATACATTAATGCATTGCCATGGGAACAGATAGCTGTCGAACTAGGGTATTCGTGGCGACAAGTTCACAGACTTCACAAGAAAGCAATAGCTGAATTTGAAAAGATGGCATAGAATGGCACACTCTTAATTTAATATAATGTAAATGTAGTAGATAGCAGGCAGTGTCTGGCCCGCACAATATGTCTGCCTGCTGCACTGCCCCGGGGTAGACCTTACTTAGTTGAGGTCTACCCTTTTTCTTATTGAGTATCAATGATAATACCTAATTGAGAAAATAAAAATTTGGAAAAGGTACTCCGCGGGCGAAAAATGGCCGCTGGTCGCCTCCGCGCGATAGTTGTCTCTGTGTAGGAGAAATTTTCCTGTTGAAAGTTGAATGTCAAGAGACAGAAAGGAGGTCGACAATGGCCGACACAAAACCGAGAGTCAAATTCAATACCGCAGGCGATTTACTCGTATCAAGTGCTCAGCTTTGTGACCTTCTACGAGTAACCCCTGAAATTATTTCCAGGCACCATAAATCAGGTATGCCGAAAGCTGCCACAGGGTGGTGGAATCTTAGAGAGGTGCTCGCATATCTCGGGCATGCAAAAAGTGATAAAGCAAAAGACCAATCTGCAGCCACTAGAAAGTTAGTTGCTGAAGCTGACTTAAAGGAGTCTAAAGCAGCACGTGAGAAAAAGCTACTTGAAATATTAGAGGGTGAATACATATCTCGTGCAGATGTCGCTAAGGAATGGTCTGGGCGTGTACTTGAATTGAAATCGTCATTTATTAAATTGGCGAAACGAATTGCAAGTGAATTCACGGATCCAGAGGAACGGGCTCGTGTAGAAAAGGTGGTGAATGACGTTGTCGAAGACTACCTCGAAAGCTACGCGCGTAAAGGTGAGTACACGCCGGAAATCAAAGTCAGTCGAAAAGCAAAGGCAAAAGGTTGATTGGTTCCCTGAAGAACTTGAAGCGTTCAAACCCCCAGAACGATATACGGTTTCGGAATGGGCGGATAACTTCAGAGTGCTAACGAGTGTATCTGCAGAACCAGGTAGGTGGCGTACTAATCGAACGCCGTATCTCAAAGAGCCTATGGATAGATTCACTGATCCACTAATTGAAAAGATAGTCCTTTGCTTTGGTGCACAGTTAGGTAAGACAGAAACAGAACTTAACATGATAGGGTATGCACTAGACCAAACATCCTCCCCTACCATGATGGTGTATCCAACAGATACCATCGCTAAGTTCGCTAGTGATAAGCGTGTGCAGCCTATGTTTAAATCTGTCAAATCAATTAGTGACAAGTTCGATGAGAATAGTAAATTGCTGGAGTTAGATTTCAACAATGGAAATTACATGGTGCTTGTGGGAGCGAACTCTCCAAGTAGCCTTTCAAGTCGATCAATCAAATATCTATTCTTTGATGAAATTGACAAATACCCCGCCTTTGCAGGTAAGGAGGCAGACCCAATCAAACTGGCGACGGAACGTACAAAAACGTTCGTCGATAAAAAAATCGTGATGGTGTCTACTCCTACGGTCGAGTCGGGTAATATTTGGCAGGCGTTCATGAGTGCAAATGAGCGCCGACAATATTACGTGCCATGCCCGCATTGCGGGGTGTCGCAAGTCCTCAAGTTTAAACAGATAAAATGGCCTGAAGAACACAACGACAATGCGGACATGATACGTGATACAGCGTACTACGAATGTGAACATTGCGGCGAACGTATTTACGATAAGCACAAAATGGAAATGTTAAGAAGTGGTGAATGGAGAGCGGTAAACGAATCGCAAAGTAAAGTCCGCTCGGTATCGTATCACTTATCGTCGATATATTCGCCGTGGGTCACATTCGGAGACGTTGCTTATGAGTTTAAGAATTCCAAAGGCACGCCAGCTACATTAATGAACTTCATCAATTCGTGGCTAGCGGAGCCTTGGAAATCTGCGAAAACTAAAAGCACACAGAACCTCGTGTTTACACAATCGGAAGTGCCTCGTGGTGTTGTGCCGCAGCACGCGCCACTACTTATTGCATCTGTCGATGTGCAGCAAGATCATTTCTGGTGGGAAGTTAGAGCCTACGCTCATGGTGTATCAAGTTACTTAGTCGATTATGGTCAAGCAAGTAGTTGGGCAGACTTAACCGAGATACTCATCGATAGAGAATATCCATCAGAGTATGGTGAGGCCCGTAAGATTGTGAGGGCCGGTATCGATAGTGGCTACCGAACAGACGAAGTATATCAGTACTGTGCGCAATACCCAGAAGTATGCGTGCCAGTTAAAGGTGATTCTTCGCACAGTCCTCTAGCGCCGCCTTATAAGATGAGCAGCATCGAGAAGGGCGTCATCGGCGGCATGAAGTTGTACGTAGTGAATACCGATTACTGGAAGGACTTTATATTTGCACGTATGGTACGTCCGGCTAATGAGCCTGGCACAATCCATTTATTTAAGGATTGCCCGGAGGAATATTCGGAGCACCTCAGGTCGGAGGAAAAGCAAGAAATCCGAAATGTAAAGACCGGAGCAGTTACAGTGCAATGGAAACCATTAACCAGTCATCCAACAAATCACTTGTTGGATACGTGTGTATACAACGCCATGGTGGCGGACTCGGTAGGTGTTAAATACTTACCCGAATATAATCTGGATACCGATGAGGGGGACGAAGATACGGATGATGAAGACTTTAATGCAGATAGCCGAGGTTGGTTTAGTTAAGAAGGAGGTGAGACCATGAGCGCAAGAGAAGACTTGGAGCGTATTCGAACGATAATCGAGGAAATTGAGACGAATGGATACGCCGAGATGTCTGTAGGTGGTAAGCGATTTAAGACGCATGACCTGCCGACATTATATGCCCGTGAACGTGAGTTAATGTCTCGCGTTGATGATGAGGAAGGTAATAGCACGACATCCTACGTGTCATGGGAGCGACGATGAACATACTCGATAAGGTAATAGCATATTTCAATCCAGAGCGTGCTGCTCGTAGGGCATATTTCCGTAGTTCGCTTGAACGTGGGTATGATGCGGCGTCAACAGATCGATTAAGTGGCGACTGGATGCCAGTATTTGGTACAGCTGAACAAGTAGCATCAGGCCAACGTGATTTGATTCGAGGTCGTGCACGTGCAGCAGAACTTAATAGTGACCTTGCTGAAAGTGTTGTATTGGCATTATTACGGAATGTAGTAGGTACCGGAATAAAGCCACAGTGCAAAATCAAGACTCGCGCAGGAAAGCTGAATGAAAGACTCAATAAGAAAATTGAGGAAGCTTGGGCGGACTGGGTGGATAAAGAGAACGCGGATATCCGAGGAATATCTACGTTCTATGAATTGCAAGAAATGGCTTTGCGCCGAATGGTCTATGACGGGGAAATCCTAGTTAACATGACCTACGAAGGTGCGGATATACCGCTATCATTACAGTTTATCGAGGGCGAGAATATCGGAGCCGTATCGGTAAGCGAGAATGGCAACAGTATTGTTAATGGCGTGGAAGTTAATAAATACGGAAGACCAATAGCATATCACGTATTCCAAACAGACCCATTAGGAATACGGTCGTTTAACGAGGCAAGGCTGCCAAGTAATAGGGCTTTTCTATTACATAAGCCTCACAGACCTAGCGAACTGCGCGGGGTTAGTATGTTAGCACTCGTATTAAAGCGCATTCACGACGTAGACGAATACATGGATGCCGACCTTATAGCGGCTCGTGTAGCCGCATGTTTCGGCGCGTTCGTAACAAGTAATACTGGGGGTAACCCGATGGTTGCGAATAAGATTGATAGTAAAGGCAAGAAAGTTCGTTCAATGGCGCCAGGGATTATCCAACATCTACGTGCAGGTGAATCAATTTCATTTGCGGAACCTAAGCGAAATGCAGGAACCGCATCAGAATACTCAGCGACACAAACAAGACGCATAGCGTCAGGTATGGGTCTAAGCGCGGACATAGTGACGCGCAATATTAGTGGTAACTTCTCCGCAGCTCGGCAGAATATGCTGGAAGACCAGCAATCATTCAAGCAGATGCAGCGTTTTATAATTGAGCATTTTTGCATGCCTGTATGGCGGGCTTTCATTGAAGCATGCTACCTAAAGGGAATTATCCCGGCCAATGATTATGCAGCAAACCCAAAACTTTATAAGAAAGTAGCGTGGTTAGCTCCAGGCTGGTCTTGGATTGACCCTGTTAAGGAAGTTAATGCTAACAAGGAAGCTATTAAGGCAGGACTCACAACGCTCGAGGACGTATGCAGTGCATCTGGTAAAGACTGGGAAGAAGTACTTGAACAGCGGAAGCTGGAACAAGACCGCATTAAGGAATTGGGTGTTGCCCTTGATATGAATGGGGACATAACGAATTTAGCGGATGATACCACCACTGATATGAAAGGAGATGATAGCTAGTGGGGAAATTTGCAAAGAAGCAGCTCTTAGGTAAATATGCCCGAGAGGCGCAAATTACAAATATCGAAGCGAACGATGATCGTACCGTCGAATTGTCCTTTTCCTCTGAAGAGCCATATGAAAGATGGTTCGGAACAGAGATATTGTGTCATGACGACGGATGCGTTAATCTAGACCGATTCAATAACGGTTTAGGCACATTGTTATTCAATCACAATCGCAGTGCCGTTGTTGGCCACATTGATAAAGTGTGGGTTGAAGACAATCGAGGTAAGGCGATTGTTCGATTCGATGAAGACGATGAGTCTGAAAAGATTTATCAAAAAGTGCTAAAAGGCACACTACAGGGCGTGAGTGTCGGATATGACATAAGCCGATATGAGGAATTAATCGATTCCGATTCTAAAAGTTCCAACGGTCGATTTACTGGTCCGGGTTATGTAATCACAGACTGGGAACCGCTGGAAATTAGTATTGTGTCCGTCCCTGCAGATCCAAGTGTAGGGGTAGGCAGAAGTGTAGAAGATAATGAGGAGGAACCTATGAAAGGTGATGCAAAAGCAAAAGGCACTGATCAAAACGTGCCACAAGTAGTACCGGAAGTACCAGAGTCCGGAGTTAAAGGTTTTAATGCAGATGATGCTAAAAAGTTGATTGCGGCAGAACGTGAACGTGTATCCACAATCACAAGTCTATGCCGTGACTTTGAAGTTGATGGCGTAGATGAATTCATCAAATCCGGCAAATCTGTTGCCGAAGTTCGTGAGGCTGTAATGGATGCGTTGCGCGAACGTAATAAACCAGTATCCATTAAAGTCGGTGAAGCAGATTCTGATAAGTTCCGCATGGCTATGCAGGACGCTTTGATGATGTCTGTGGGTATCCCAGTCGCAAATCCTGCACCAGGTGCAGATGAACTCCGTTCTATGTCCTTAATGGAATTAGCACGTGAGTCTATAGTTCGTGAAGGTCTAACTGTTAATTACTCCGATCGATTGGAATTAGCTCGTGAAGCTATCAACTCCACATCCTCTTTCCCAATCGCGTTGGCTAATGTAGCAAATAAGGCCTTGATGCAAGGTTATGAAACAGCACCATCTACATTTGCAACTTGGGCGGGGAAAGGTAGTAATCGTGACTTCAAACCAGCAAAACGTTTTTTACTTTCCGAAGCAGCTGAATTGAAACTTGTCCCTGAGGGCGGACAATTCAAGGATTCCCAAATGAGCGAAGCAGGTACGAACGTTAGTGTATTGACATTCGGACGTACGTTCAGCTTAACACGACAAGCTATTATTAATGACGATTTGGGTGTATTTAACGATATTTCTTCTAAATTCGGCCGTGCAGCAAAAAATAAAATCAATAACATGGTATATGATCTTTTAAGCGGCAATACTGTGTTAGAAGACGGAAAGGCCTTGTTTAGTGCAGACCGTAAGAACTTGGCAACTGCAGGCTCCGAGTTAAGTGTTGTATCTTTAGCTGCAGGTGTAGCGGCTATGCGTCGTCAAAAACATATTGGTGAAAATCGCAATTTGAATATCTCACCTACATATTTGATTGTTCCACCTGAGCTCGAAGCATTAGCATATCAAGTAGTTAAATCTGTGGTAGATCCCGCTCGTAGCAATGATACAGTCAACCCATTCAGTGGTCGATTCACCATCGTTGTAGATGCGGCATTAACGGATCCGCATGCTTGGTATTTGGCATCCCGTCCTACAGATGTTCAAACTATCGAAGTAACGTACTTAAATGGCGTTGAAACACCTCGTTTAGAAACGCAAACAGGCTTCAAGGTTGACGGCATCGAGTACAAAGTAGCAATCGATTGCAACGCAACAGCAATCGACTTCCGCGGCTTGTACAAAAATCCTGGTAAATAATTAGTAAATGATTTAGGAGGTAAATAGATATGGCTAAATTCATTCAAGAACTAGACCGCGTCGATTTTAAAAATACAACATCCGAAATGATTGAAGTAGGGGACATTGTGCCCATCGGTAAAATGCACGGTGTGGCAATTACAAATATCGGCCCTAATACAATCGGTGCAGTTAAGGTAACTGGCTGTTTTGAAGTAGCGGCATTAACATCCGATTCTTTTGCAGTAGGTGATACTGTGTATTTCGACAAAGATCAAAAGCGGGCATCTAAGAAGGATACCGATCCAGTATTAGGCGTAGCTCTTACAGAAAAACGCCCAGGTACTACAGTATTGGAAGTCGCTCTCAAAAGAAAAAGAAAAGAGAGGCGCGGGGCGGCGTCCCCGCCCCCCTACTCCATAGGAGGTAATGCACTATGAAATTAGAATATAGGCCTAATGCACTGCTTTCTGTATTTGGTGAGCGAATTACCTACAAAGGCCAAGCTATCAAAGCTAGCGTGGAGATTGGCGAATATGATGGCAAAGGTTCTGGATTTGTCGATAAAGCATTAGCTGATAAAGCTCAGATTTGGGTGCGTGCTAAGGATGTTCCTGAACCACGATCAAAAGACGAAGTGTATATCAATGGTGAGAAATGGTACGTTGATCACATTTCTAACTTTGACGGTACGATGTATTGCCTTGAAATCGTGCATAACGTGAGGACGGTGAGACCGTAATGAGTAATGAACCTATTACGATTACAGACACAGCTACGCCGTATCTGAATTTCATCGCGGAAACCAAACCAGACTGGATGCGTAAGGCATTAAAGTCAACAGGATGGATGATGCAAAAAGAAATAAAGCAGGGCATCCGGTCGGGTGCACCTGGTGGACGTAAGTATCCTAACTTTATGGCACCAGCTCGTAGGGCCGCATTTGAGTCAGCATTCGGTGCTAAACTTCGCAAAGCTTACCAAAGTGGCGGACGAGCTGAACGAGAGTCCTGGGGCTCTAAATCGCGAAATGCCTTACTCGATATGGGTATTAGTGCCAGGACAATCGGTTACAGTCCTCTCGGTAAGCTATCAAATGCAGTCGGGTATCAATATGATAAAGGCAAGCAATCTGTTCGAGTTGGGTGGTTATCTAATTCGGCTAAACGGTTAGGCGAACGAATCGAAGAAGGGTACACTAAGCAAATTACAGAGCCTATGCGCAAGAAGTTATTTGCAGCGGGCGTACCATTACCAAAAGGAAAATCGATGTTCAAAATTCAGCCGCGTCATACTTATGGTCCTATGAAAGCAGCGTTACAGCCTAAGCTTAAACCTTATATCGAGGATAAGATAGGCGACTACGCTATATATGGACCGGCAGCACAATCTGCATCTCGACGTAACTACAAGGTAAGGTGATTTGATGCAACAGACAATTCCACTGTCACGCATCGTTGAGCGCTGGGCTGAAGCCCTAGCGAATGATGAAGCTTTGACTAAATTTTGTAATGGCAAATACGGAAAGCCGGCGCAACTGTATGTCGGATATGATGACGTCGAAGCACCGCTTGAAGAAGATTGCCCTTGCATCATATTACTACCGAGTAATAAGAACGAAGGGCTTGCTGATACCTACACATACTCGTTAATGATTGTATGGGGTATCGTCCATAAAGGTGCAACTCGGATTAAGAATATTATTCGGTATGATGGAGCGCTAGAATCAGATAACCTAGGGCAGTTAATCATCGAATGTATTTGTAAGGCAAATCCGGCGTTTCCGGTAATAGGCATTGAGTATGAATTAGACTCAATGAATTGGCGCCCAGTATTCACTGGACGTTTAACAGCTACTATAGAAATTCCGCATGTAATCGGCGGGAATATTGAATATTAAAGGAGGAAATGCATATGGCAACAGCAAAACGTGCACAGGGCTCTCAGTCCCATGTGGCGATTGCGTTTGAGGCGGATTTTGGTACAACGCCAACTACTGGCGGTGTCATCACTCCGATTATTTCTAGTTCTGTAAAAGCTAGCCAGAACTTAAACGACTCCACGGTAATACGTGGTGATCGTAATCCTGCAGCGCCATTCCGTGGCAACATTGACACGTCCGGTAGTTTGACCGTTCCTGTTGGTGTAATCGACATCGGATATTGGCTAAAAGCTGCATTTGGTCAACCGACTTCTAATACAACTGGCCAAGCGCCAAATAAGAAGTCCGAGCACGTGTTTAAAATCGGCAACACAATGCCGTCGCTAACTATTGAACAGGGCTATCCTGATGTTAACGTATTCCAACAATTCGCGGGTGCGCGAGTTAGTAAATTAGGCTTTAAATTTGGCGGTGATGCCGAATTAACTGCATCTGTGGATGTAATGGGCTGTAAGGAAACATTAGCGGCCACTACATTTGATGCTGCAGCTAAGGCGGTTAATTTCTTACCATTCCAAAATCTTAACGCAACTATCAAAGAGGGCGGCGTTACTGTGGCCAACATTTTAAGTTGCGATATCAACTTTGATTTTGGCTTGGATGGTGATTCTTACGCTATCGGCGGTAAAGGCTTTAGAACATACATCGACCAAGGTATTGTGTCAAT